ATTTTCCTATTCCTTCCAGCGCCTTGCGCGCGATAGTTAGAACTTCATTCTGCCAATACGCTGCAATCGGAGTTTGATAGCATGAAATTCTTTGTAGTGCCTCTCGCAGACGATCGCGTTCGGCTTCAAGCTCCGCGATTCGAGTGGTTAGAGCAGGATCAATCCAACGCCGGTTCCAATCATCAATCACATCAGCGATTGCGAAATCTTCGGAAGAATGTCGCATACACGTTTCCGCCACTTCTCCACAGTCCGGACACTCGAATCTTGCAGTGTATGTACCAGTATCCGTTTGGGTCACTTCAATACCGTCAGGAGTGACATATAAACCGCAACGACGGCACGGTTTCAATTCTTCGCTCATGCTAAATTACCCTTCACTTTCGCATACCATTCTTCCAACTGAGCTTCTGAAATCTTGATCGGAGTATTGGACGCCCAATATCTGATAGGACGTTTTATCGCCCGGAGCTTCTGTTCGAACTCGTCAATAAGTGCCTGAACTTCCTCGTCCAGTTCGCCATACTCATCCTCCAGTTCATAGGCGTTTACATAGACCCCTTCCCATGCGTACATAGATTCCGCATCATAATACTGAAGTTCGCGCGGACTAAGCTGATGCGAAGTGCAGAACTCCACCAATTCTTCCTCGTCGTCAACGAACTCCATCTGCCTGGATTCGTCCCACTCGATAAAGAGTGGATACTCACCATCCCAGCACTTCTGGCATTTCTCTTCGCTCATTTCAAATCATTCTCCGCGGCTTCCTCGTGAATATTCCCGATTACTTCGATTTCGGTGATATCCCCGTCAAACGCCCATTCAAGCGTTGCGTAATCCCATTCAGAATTGTGTACATGGATGACCAACCCGCCATCCCATTTGATTGCAGAGCAGTACTCTTCGCCGTCCGCATCCCAAACGCGGCATCTGTCACCCTCGAAGATCTGCTTGCCGTTCTTATCTTCTCCGGTAGTGCCTTGTTCCTTCACAAACCGTTTCGGATTCCTATCGATACCGGTAAGGGTGATAATACCGCCATTCGGAATTATCCATGCGGGGAAAGTATACTCTGTCCCATCTTCAGCAACGATAGTCTTTTCGATTTCCCCGAGATAACACTTTTTGTAATTATCCCAAACCCTGATTTTGAATCTGCTCATTTCCCCGCTCCTTCCAGCGCCTTTTCTGCATACTGTTTGATGGTTGAGAACTCCACGCATGCGTACTTCATACTGAATTTTCTACTTGATTTATTGGTATTTGGTTTAGTTAGTTTTAACCATGACTATGTAAAGCATAAGAACGGCGAATAGTCCGGTTGCGATATCGACAGTAGCTTGTGGCCAGTTCATTGCTGGTTTTCCTCAGTTTTATTTACAGATTCATGTACATATGCAGTGATGATTGCGGCTGTGCGCTCTACGAGGAACTTGATCTGTGATTCACTAAGTACCTTTACACGATTGCTTTCAGGGTTTTCCGGAGGAAACAAAAGTTTAAAAGTAGTGTCGATCGCTTCAACTAAGGATTCTCGCACTACTTCACATCTCGCAGTTCTAAGTCTTTCTTCCCCTTCTTTTTTCTTTAATTTAAAGTAAATAATGTTCTGTTCTGCCCGTTTACGGACGAGCCGCAGCATCTTTTCAATTTCTTTATCGGTACACTTGCGTACCGCTTGTAAGTAGTTTCGTTCCTTCTCTACTTCTCTCTCAACTCTAGCCGTTTCCTCTTCCGTCAGCGTGTAGTCAGTATTCATCCCAATTGTCCCCTATGGCTAACCATATAAACGCAGTCAATATCGCCATGATCCCTATTAATCGGAGTATTTCATTCATGTTATTCACATGTATCGATCTGAGTTACTTCAATGTCATCTTCATCCACACCAATACATTCAACGATTGCGTCGAGAATATCTTCTTCCGTGATGCAGAAATCGTTGCGCATTGTGATTTCGAATTTGAATCTCATCTTTCACCTCATTTTGTTTGCTTGTTTGGTACCGGACTGTGCCTTGGGCTCTGCTGCTACTTGCGGGTTGTCCATTTTGGCCAACTCAATTCCGCACTCTTCGATATCACAATTGGATGCATAGTCTCTTATCATATTCACAATACTTGCTTCCTTAATGACTGCTTCGTCAACGTCACACGGGACTGCGAGTGTCAGCTTAAATTCGATGAGTTTCATTGCTTATTCCTTTTTGAGTTTTCAATTTCATTTTTAATGGATTCGGCAAGTGTTGCAAGTTTAATCTTACTGTCAATATCCCAACCGGATACGTCAACTCGCAGCTCTTTTTTCCCATCCCACACAGCGCGGTACAGCTCTTCTTTTTCTTTTTCGGTAAAGAGATCGCTGTACGCCTGTACCAGATTGTCGTAGAGATCGATCCCGAAAGGGGATCGCCCTCTCAGAGCATTGCTCAGGTAGCTTGGGTGGATACTGAGCTTTTGGCAAACGGAAAGGCAGGAAATGCCCTGTGTGCGCATAAATTTAGACACCAGCGCGCCCGCTTTTGTGTATTTTGTGTACGTTCGCATAACTCTCCTTATTTTAGTTGTGGTAAAAAGTACAGCACGCATTGTTTTCTACTACACTATACTACAATATAACATTGAATTGGAGAATTGCAAATAAAAAAGCCCCAAAGTTACTATTTTTATTCCTGATTTATGAATAAAAGTCACTGAGGGGCGCGATAGGTGGGGGGAGGGAAGGAAAACCAACAAACCCTCCCTCCCCCGAAGGCAAGAAAAGAGACGGCAACCTCTTTACGTATAAAATAGCCTGTAATTACGATAAATCAAGCTACGATTCCGTTAATTTTTAGAAATCTATTTACCATTTCTTTCTGCACAGCGTTTGCAGTTCCCTTTATGGGTCAGGCAGCAGTAGGATGAGCCGCGATTTGGGGAATACTTAAGGTACTCGCAACCGTCATACTCAATAGTCTCGATAACAACATCCGTTTCCTGACTTGGAACTGTTTTGCAGGTAATAGAATAGAATATCAAAGATAAAAGAACAGCTACTGATCCGATACCCACAAACGTAAGAAGTATCGGCACGACTTCATACTTATCCAACTGTAACATCTTCAATTTCCACATATGTTTTTGGTTTAGGTTCAGACACAAACTCGTCAATCGGCATATTGTCCAGTGCTATCTGCACCACGTGATTCACATAGTTCAGGGCGTCCTGTTTGTCGATTGGAACATTAGTCTCGATGATGACCGCAACTCTATGCTTACACAGTTTTCTGCTCACTTTCCGGTACTCCCATAACCTTTATCACCTCTTTCTGTCTCTGAAAGCGTATCGCTCTCAATGTATTTTACAGAGGGATTTTGTACAACAATGAGCTGTGCAAATCTTTCACCTACCCTATATCCGCTAATCTTATAGCGGATAGCTTCTTCTCGCTGGAATACCGCTTTAATGGGGCCTCTGTAGTCAGAATCGATCACCCCGACACTGTTTGTAAGTAGGATGTGATGCTTGTAAACGCTGCTTCTAGGAAACAATAATCCAACGTAGCCTTCAGGAATTTCAACTGCAATATTAGAATTATACTTTATTTGATCGTTAGAAAACTCCAATTCATCAACTGTAAGATCAAATCCTGCGGCAAATTTACTCCCCTGAAACGGTGCAACAGCGGTTTCGCTTAGTTTCTTAAATTTAATCTTCATTATGTCTCTCTGTAATGAGTTTTACGGTTGTGATGCGGAACCTGATACTCCATTTTTTCGTCTACGACTTTCACGCCAACTGAATCCAAGTGCCGTACCAGCATGCTTACAGCTTGCAACGCTTCAACTGTATTGTAACATACTAGTTTGTGAAATTGTTGTTTTTGTTTTCGATCACGCATGTTTGAACCATTTCTTTTCGTAAGTTTCATCCTGTTTACATGCAAGCCCCTGTGTGCATTTGCCATCCTCATTGTACAGGCAATCAAGATTCCGGCAGCTTGGAGCGTTCACAGGGGGCTCCTTACGGCCAATATGGTCAATTAAACTGCTCATTTTCCTGATTCCCCTTGATCGTCCTGCCTTGTCTTTCTGCCGTTGCTTTCCCTCCTTTTCCTACGTAACATTTGCCGGATTTACCTCCGCTCTGACACCCCTTTACAGGCATATTTATTTCCTTTGATTAATGGTAGACGCAGCAGGATTCAAACCTGCGCTAGTTGAACCAAAATCAACTGTGCTGCCGTTACACCATACGTCCATGTTTGGAGCCGATTATCGGATTTGAACCGATGACAGGCAGTTTACAAAACTGCTGCTCTACCACTGAGCTAAATCGGCTTAATACAACTTAAAATTGATTATAACAACGTTGTCAAGGTCACATTTTTGTTTAATATCAGTTTCCGCAAGTGACAAAGTACGGGGAGTTATCTTTGAGATTTCGAAGTGAAAGTCAAAACAATTCCCAAATACCCACTCCCTGCCGTTAGCATGATCTTTATATCCGAAATAAGACACAAACAAATGCTTTTTCTTAAACCACATAGCAACCCTGATAAAGTAAGGCGGCAACGCTGCTGGTACGCGGAATTTGACCATAGCGCTGTCGCGTTGAAGCCCGCTAAGCCGCCTTTGTTAACTAATATAGCATGGCGACTGAAAAATGTCAATTGCGGTTTTTACTTTATTTTTGCTTTTTATTTTTATAGTGGTTGACAAATTAACAAAAATAACTATATTAAAGTAACACTATAAAGGAGGCACATGAAAACCAAGACAGTCATACGCGATGTGGCATGTGAAAACTGCATGTACGGAATCAGAATCAACAGTGATGACCTATACTGTAAAAGACTAAACAAGTCATGTGACGTTTGCCGGAATTACTGCGTGAAAACTAACTGGTATGCTCAGATGTGTTTCTTGAATGCCAGACTTGATGCCGAATTGAGCAACAGGAGAGTATAACCATGTACAAACTTGTTCTTGAAGAAAGTCTTAAAGACGATTCCTGCGTCATTCTGTGCGGCAAACATGCATACGCCAACATGGTAAAGCATGGAGTTCCGGCAGAGAAGCCCACAATGAACCGCAGATGGTTTATTACGGTACAACGAAAACTGAGCCCGCGCAGGTTGTATATATGTATGCACCATAAAAGAGCAGTCACGGTACCGGAACGATGCCGTAAAACAGAGTTCCCATGCTACGAGGAGGCAGAAGAGATAGCTACCGCACTATTGGATACCGGTAACTTTCAGGACGTGTGGGTAGTGGAAGCGATGGAACCCCGACATGAAGAGTAGTTATTTTTACTATGTTGATGTGTACTCAGCCCCATGTTATTTGTTTGTAGGGCCGCGCGATAAGTTTTATCGTTATATCCGCAGACTGTGCAAGGGACTGGAAAGTACAGAGGGGTTAGTACCCTCAACATGGGCAGCAGGTGCATTTACCTTTCAGCATGAATATTTCGGCACAAAATATGTAATCTGGATGCCTGAGTTTACTGGATCATGCAATGAGTACGGTGCGCTTGCACATGAAGTTTTACATTGCGCCATAAATATATTGGATGAAGTCAACATTGATTTCAAAAAAGAACACGAATCATTGACTTATCTTATGGAATCGATTTACAGAAAATTTGTACATCAACTCACGGTAGAGATAAATAAGGATAAAGAAAGAGATGCCTCTAAAGCTGACAGCTAAACAGAAAACGGGGCTTGAGCTGCTTCAAAACCCGGATAAGGAAACGATCTTGTTTACCGGAGGATCACGCTCCGGCAAGACCTTCCTTATTATGGAATATATGATCGGAAGAGCGTTTCAGTTTCCCGGAAGTCGGCAGCTCATTGTGCGCAAAAATTTGGTTGACGCACGTAATTCAATTTGGGATGATTCGCTTCCTAAATATCTGAATCTGTACATCCCTGATAGCGAATACACGCTAGTAAAATCTGAGTTGAAAGTTCAATTCAGTAACGGTTCTGTAATCGTATTGGGTGGTCTTGATGATGAAGATCGAGCGCAGAAATGTTTGGGTACTGAGTACATTACGATTTTCTGCAACGAAGCTACGCAAATGACTTATCAAGTTATCGGCATGTTGAAAACCCGTCTTGCGCAGAAAGTGAAAGACATTACCGGAACATTTGTGGCAGTAAACAAGATGATCCTCGACTGCAACCCGCAGTCTGAAAGGCACTGGCTGTACATTTGGGGAGTTCAGCTACTTGATCCTGCTTCCAAGCCGTTTAAGAAGCTCAAGGATGCGGATAAACATGCCCTGTTGCACTGGACAGCCTATGACAATCTAGAGAATCTACCTCAGGGTTACATCGATACGCTTGATGCACTTCCTGAAATTCAAAGAGAAAGAATGTTGCACGGCAGGTGGTGCGGGGGTGAGGGGCAGATTTTCAAAGAATTTGATGAGCGCATACACGTTGTAGAGCCTTTTACTATACCCCCGTATTGGGCTAAGTTTTCAGCGATCGACTTTGGTTACAAACACCCGTTTGCATTTGTATGTGCAGCACATGATTTCGTGAATGATATTTTGTACTTCTATCATGACTTTAAAAAGTCTGGAATTACAATCCGTGAAGCCGCAAACGAGATCAACGACTATCAGAAAAAGAATAAAGATATTTATATGGTAAGATGGGCTGACCATGCTGCGGCAGATCGTGCATACTTACAATCAGAGGGTATCTATACGAAACCCGCTCATAAGTCGGTAGCTGATGGGATTAATTCTATCGCCCAGAGATTAATGATCAATCGTAAGACCGGAAAACCAAGACTTCAAGTTTTTAACACATGTGAAAGCATCATCACGGAGTTTCAAAACTATTCTTGGCATGAAAGCAGCAGCGAAGTGTCGAATAAGGAATCTCCCATCAAAATAGATGATGACGTTATCGACTGCGTGCGGTATATTTCTTATGGTGTGGATAAAATGAATGCATTTGTGTTTTAAAGGAGAAAATTATGAATATGGAACTTGAATCTTTGTATTCGCTAGTGCCGTCTGTCAGTGCGAATGACCCTAATTTTTACGTTTTCACGCGAAAACATCCGTACTACTGTAAACTTCTTCCTTTGTGGTGTAAGGCTACACGCGCGTATAATGGCGGCCGCGCGTATATTGAGAATACGTTGCAGAAGCACCCGTCGGAAACGGATGAAGAGTTTAACGATCGGAAACAATACTCATATAACATCAATTTGATCAAATACAGCACTCGTAAATTTGGAGATTACATTTTCTCAAAACCGCCGCGCAGAGAAAATGTGAATGCGGATATCGCGGACGACTTCGACCGGAAAAGTAAATCCGTTAACAGCGTCATGCGCGAAGTATTTGACTATCATACAATCTATGGTCTTGCTTGGGTTTTCATCGATAATCCAGCACTCAACTATAATCTTGTTGACCTCAAGACGAAGCAACGAGACAAAATCAGACCGTATGCGGAGGCCCTTGCTCCTATGGATATTCCCGATTGGGACTACGATTCGGACGGAAGCCTGAGCTGGGTGATCCGGCAAGAGACCGTTATCGAAAAGAACAATCCGAAAAGGAAGCCCGTTGTAAAGCTCAGGAGAACACTCTACACAAAAGAATACTGGCAGACTTTTGATTACATCATTGACAATGGAGACGACCCGACGCCAGTTGATCTCATCATCGCCAGCGAGCTGCATGTAAACACACTCGGTATCGTTCCCGCCATTCCATATTCGAGTGTAATGTTTAATCGCTATTTCAATGTACCTGAAATTGACGATATTCTTACAATTCACGATTCCGTACTTAAGGGGGAATCTGAATTGCTTACCAATATCCTCAAACAGACTTATGGGCAACTGGTTCTCCCCTCTACCCTTCAATCTACGATCGTCCGTATCAGGATGAAGCTCCAACAGGAGAATCCCACAATGGACATCAATGACCCGGCTGTTGAAAAGATCATTGCTCAGGAAGCGAGTTTAGTGCTGTCCCGTACCAAGCATATTCCGGAAGACGCAGAAGAGCGAGGCATCTCTCGTTACATTCAACCTAATGGGGCCAATATCGAAAGCATCATCCAGCATGACGACCGTCTTATTAACACACTAATTAAGATGTACGGATTTCTTATTGGTGTTGATACGACACAGCGCTCTTCTGCGGAAAGTAAGTCCGCAGACAACATCAGTCTTGCCGCACAGCTTTCGGGGATCGCTTCCCGCTTGCAGGAACTTGAGAACAAAGTGTGGAAATTCATGAACCTGTTTGATCCCTCGATCAAGATTCCGAAAGTCTTGTACAACACGAATTATGATATCCATGAATTGAAATCTGTGATTGCAGCAATTGTTGAGTTTGCCAATCTTGACGCCGGAAATGAATATCAGAAACAGATCAAGATAACTGCCCTCGATACGCTTGATACAATCCGTCATGTGCCTGATGACGTGTATGAAAAGATCAAGAAGGAAATTGACGCCAATGCGCAGGCAGCCGCTCCGATGACGTTTGACAGTAAGGCAAAACACAAGACTGACGCAAGTGGGAGCACCCCTGATGGCATCCGCAGTCGCAGCGATTATGATAAAAGTAGAACAGCTTCAATTAGTAAGGGGGAAAATCTATAAAATAAGTAAAAACCTACTTGAAAATTTTGAATTGCAGTGTATTATAAGGATTAGCGGACAAAACCGCGTATAAAATGATAAGGAGCAGTATGGACTACAAAGAACTGATGGCGAAGATTAGACGCGGGGAAGCACTTACTCAGGAAGAAATTGCTGATTTTGACAGGGAATTTCGTCCTACGTATCGCTTCAATGAAGTGTCTCAGAAAAAGAGTGAACTCGAATCTCAAATCAAAACACTGACAGAAGAAAACGAGAGACTCAAGACTGCGGCAACGGAAGCGGAACAGCGAGTGCAAGATCAAGTCAATGCGCAGCTTTCGGAGCTTTCCGGTAAGGTTGAAACCCTTACCACGGAAAACAACGAATTGCGGACTAAAGCGTCTGAAACAAGCAATCTCTTGAAGTTCATAACACTCGCTACAAAAAATGAGCTTGGTGTCATTTTCAAGAATCCTGACTATCTTGTGTGGAAAGCGCAGAAAGAAGGGATTGATGTGAACGATCCCGAAAAGCTCAAAGGCTTTCTCTCCGAAATTAAGGAGAAAGAGCCTGAATTGTGCCTCGTTCCGGTCAATGGCGGTTCGGGGAGTGGCAATCAGCCTCCGGCCCATGCCGAAGTCAAAACTCCGGTAAGCCAGTGGGATGTTGCTACAAAAGTCAAGTACATTAAAGAAAATGGGAATGACGCCTACCTGAATTTGGTGCGCAATGAACAAGGCGAAACTCCCGAACAGTAAAGGATTGCAGTCATGACACTTACATTTCTGTCTGACCTCCTGCCTTACGATCAGTATCTGCGTACAGGCTATATTGAGCAGCTCACTTACGCTGTCAACATTCTGAATGTCGCCAGCGGCGGTACGATCCGTCTTGAGTCGGAAAACACCACAGGCACGAAAAAGCATGAGGCGTTTTTCCAGGATTTCGGGACGATGGAGCGTCGCGATATCACTACCGACAGCGCGCAGGTCGCTGAAAAGATTGAACGCGCCGAACATACGGCGTTCAAGACCTTCTGGAAGTTCAAGCCCGTTGCGTGGCAGTGGACGGCATTCAAGACTTCCGACAACATGACAAATGATGAAGTCATGTTCATGGTTGGCCGCAAGCTGGCCGAAAAGAAAGTGGAATTCACCGTCAAACAGGCAATCACAATTTGCGCTGCCGCCATCGGTAGCAGCACAAACTGTGTCGTTGATGCCAGTTCGCAGAATTTCAGCATGGCCACCGAAATTGACGCGATGGCGCGGTTCGGTGACGCTGCCAGCCGTCTCCGGGCTCTGATTATGCACTCGGCGGTCTTTTTCACCCTGTTCAAGGATCAGGTTCTCAATACCAAGTTTACGCTTGGCGAGGGTCTCATGATGTATGGCGGCACTCCGGCCACCATGAATAAGCCGGTTATCGTTACGGATAACCCCGAGCTCACCTATCAGGACAGCGGCGCTACCAAGTACAAAACGCTGTTCCTTACGGACAACGCGGTCACGCTTCGGGATAATGGCAATACACAGTTTGCCATGCAGACCCAGGTCGGCAACGAAAACCTTGCGTCCCTGTTTCAGGGTGAGGGTGACATGTGGAATTATGTCAAGGGCTACCAGCTCAAGTCCACCGTCGGAACCAATCCTACGGATTCGGAACTTTCCAACTCGTTGAATTGGGAGATGTGGGTCAATACCGAAAAGCTTACGGCTGGTGTTCTCATCAAGTCGAAGGCCGCTCTTGATGAGGTTTCGCAGGTTACAAACGTTCGTATTGTTTCCTAATCGTGAACCAATAGGGGCCGAAAGGCCCCTATTTTGGAGTGCATAATGTTTGATCGCAGGATTGTTTTACTGGCCAGCCCTACGGAATTTCCTCAGGCGCAATTCTATGCTAGTTGCTTTAGCATTTTGTACGAGGACTTGGATCATAGGATGAATCGTAAAGATTATAATCCATCACGCCATGACTACTACAAAGTGTACATCGCAGTTAAAGATAGAAAGGCGTTTGAGCCTGTTATCGCTTCTCATGTAGCTGAATTTCCGGTTGAGTTTACAAACAAGCTTCCGGATTACAGAAGGAGTGAAGTCCGTAAAATTTCCAGTTGGCTTGTGCAGAAAAGTTTCGTCGATCCATTTGACGATATTAAGGCACAAGAAGAAAGGGAACGAAAGGCAAAGGCGCTTGAGGAAGCTGAACGTAAAGGGAAGTACGATCCCCAGAACGACAGCGAACTGGATCGCCACATTCCTACATTCAGGAAGAGGAAACCCAATGCTTAATACCGTTGAAATGGCAGATGATTATTTCAGCACTAATTTTATGAACCGTGACGTGTGGAATAAGATCAGTGCTGAGGATAAGGCGATTTTGATTGAAACCGCTGAAAATGACATCAATGCCGCTTTGCGAACTTCAAACATCGATTCAAATGTAATCAGCCAAAGTAAGCCTTACACGGCTTATCAGGCGGCAGTGTTTGAGTGGGCCGTGTACATGTATACAAATAAGGCTAAGCTCAATCAGATTACAAATAATCGAATTTTTGGAGCAACGTCCGTAACGGTTGACGGGATTGGTCGTGAAACATACGTTTCCGGTACAGGTAACGGCGGCAATAATGGTGGAGCTATCATTTCTGTAATCAAAAACAGCCCGGCAGGTAAATACCTAGGTATGATCTGCCAAGATGTCAGGATTATCCGGTAATGCTAGATCATTTAGTTGTAGAAGAAAATAAGATTGAAGTCTTTGAAGTCGTAAAAGACCGGGACGAAGCGGAAATTTCCCGCGTTCGTATCGGTTTTGGTTACGGCATTTTCAGGGGTCAGTCTACGGAAGAGTTCGCAATGATGGGCTCTGCCGCTTTTACAAACATTGGTACGCTGGTTCACTATACGTCGGATACGGATGATAATCCTAGATCACATGCAACTCCACAGATTGGTGACGTCTGTACATGGCGCGGTAAAGAATACTATGTCAGTGGCGTCAGCACAAGACCTGATATTTACGGTGAACTTGTGGGCTATACAATAAGGTGTTCGAATGGCTAGAGGCAGATTTGGAGAAAGAGGAGCGGATTACAATCCTCCTATTGGCAGAGCAATACGCAATGCTGAATCTTTCTCCATTCAAGCAAAAGGCTATTCATTTACATTTGCTCACAATTTTAGAGGCTGGAAGACCTTTACAGACGATATCAAGAAGAAGATGCTCGAAGCCGCCCTTGCGGAAATTAAAAGTACGGTACGTGAAGTCGGAAGGGGGGCGATTGCACGTGCTCCGCATTATTCGGGGGCTCTTGAGCATTCTATTAAGGTATCTGTACCGGAAATTACAAGTCTCAAGGGCAGAGGGCGTATAACTGCGATTGTTGGTGTTCTTGATTCATGGCATAGTAGCTATGATAAGATAGCCGCTGCCGGAGGGTATCCGACTTCTTCTCCTGAATTGATTGCATATATCCATGATTACTATGATGATTTCATCGGTGAAACAAAAGATGGATTAAAACGCAAGCATAGGAAAGAAGCAGCCGTTGGTGAACGTGTCGGTAGCCGGTTCCTTACTCGTGCCTGGTATGACATCGAACAGGGCAATAATCTTGCAAAGGGTATTGCAAAACGACTTTTCAGTTATAACGAAAACTTGTCGGAAGATGCGATTAATGCTATGCTTGAACGTGCAGCGGATCAGATAGACGGTGAGATGAATGAATAGTAACGTAAAATTGATTGAAGATTACCTTTGTGATCTTTGTGATACGGTTTTCAATGACGGGATTGTATGTGATAAAATGTATAATCCTGAACAGCTTGTTAATCGCAGCGCATACGTTACTGACATTCAATCACAAGAGAGCGATCAGCACGGATTAATCAAATGCAATGCACGAATCGTAGAAAATCGAAAAGGCCGCCCTGAGTGTGTCACGGATGTTCAGAAAATAACTGAAAACTTTAATAAAAAGGGTGATCCGCTAGGTAACGGACTTGCAATCTACACCGAAGTAGAGTACATTACAATGCCGATAAAAATAATGGTAAATACGCAAACGGCGTATACCGTTTCGGCTAATTTAAGAATTACAGCTAAATAACGGAGGTATTACCATGGCTGATGTTTTTCAAGGAAATCCTGCCGATATCCATATGGGGCCTGCCGCACTGTTTTACAATAGTCGGTGCCTTGGGTATACACTTAACGACAGCGTTAAGATCAACATTTCAATGACGCCAACGCCGATTACACCGGATCAGGCGTCGCTCCCTCTCAAAGATATCATCACAGAGATGGAAGCGTCAGTTGATTGCATTCTTGGTGAGGTCAACGAGGAAAATCTTAACCTCATTCCGGGTGCGAATAGCGGCACATTCAGCGATCCTGTCGGAATCGATATGAAATCGATTGCTTCTGAATTGAAACTGGTTCCGCTCGATTCTTCGGATACGAAAATTTACACCTTGCCGAAAGCTACCCCGCTTATGGACGATGGGATTTCGTTCATGAAGACTACGCCTCAAGGTCTTTCGTTGAACTTCAAGGCGTATGTTGATAGTGCGGGCGCATATCTTGTGGTTTCCAGTAAGGCGTAATCAAAAATAAGGATTTATCATGCCTAAAATTTCCGGCATCTCGTTTGAAAACATGGAAGCATACAGGGAACAGGTGCAAATCCCGTTCCCTGACGGGACAATGTATGATCTCCCGTTGATTACTGCCCGTGATGCGGCTATGGCACAGACGTTTCTTTCTCGGCATTCGTCCCTTCGCACCCAACATGCGATTCTTCAAGTGCGACTTACGCAGCGGGCAGCAGCCTGTGAAGAAGCTAAGAAAGAGCTTGAAGAGCATCCTGAAAGAGCGGAGGAACTGAAAGAAAAGTTTACGCTCGATCAGATTGAAAAAGCTATGCTTGCAATTGAAGATACGCATAAAAAGATCGGCGAACTTGTGAAGAAAAGCCATGAACTCACGGATGAAATCCACGAGTTCATCGGCACATACGTCTCAGGAACTCCGATTATTGAACTTTTGAAGAAAGGTGAAGATGCACTTACTATTCAAGTTCTTCAATTGATGTTGTGGGGAGCTGCTGCACTGAATGAAGAGAAAGAAGATGGCAGGGAAGCGGGTAAAAAGCAAAACCCTACGAAAGCGCCCTCCCCGACAAATTAGAATTTGAGTACGTGTTGATGAACATAATGCGAGTTTTTAAAGGTTACACCTTAAAAGCTCTGCTTGACACACCGTTTTGTCACGTAATCAGACTCTTTCAGTTGTCTGAGAAAGCTGATGCCCTAGACAGCTTAACAGCATACACCGGGAGGGCGGCGGGCTATGATAAATCTGTTCTTGACGGACTTGTAGACGTTCAAAAATCTAAAATTAGGGAGGACAAAGACTTGTTGAAGTCTGTTGTCACTGAGGAGGCTAAACGGGAGGCTGAACGGCAAGCAAAAATAAAAGATTGAGGGAAGGTAAATGGCTACGACTGTATTTGATTTGTTGGCACGGGTAAGCGCGGATGTCTCGCCGTTCAACACCGCGTTTGATAGCACTTCTGACAGTGTAGAAAGTAGTCTTTCGTCAATCTACCAATCTGCCCGTCGCTGGCTTGGTGCTGGCGGCGTGGCAGGTACTTTTTATGCGGCTACGGCAGCGGCGAATGAGTTCAACCAAATCATCGCTGATATTTCTGCAATCACAGAATTACAGATCAAAAAGATAGAAAAGTCGCTGCTGCAACTTGACAACGTGTTCGGCAGACCGTCAAACACGGCATCCACTTTTTACGAAACGATTTCCTCCGGTGTGCGCGGCACAACTGATGACGTCGCCAACTACGTGAAAGCTGTCGGTAAAGCGGCAACTACTATCCGAGCTGATATCGAGAACACTGGCAACGTCATGACTACGCTCACAAATGCGTACGACTTGTCTATTCAAGATACCCAAAAGCTTGTTGACTTCCTGTACCTGACCGTTCGGGAAGGTAAGGCACACGGTGATGAGCTTGCGCGTACTCTAGGTCTTGTCATCAATAACGCTGCCGAGACAGGCGTATCTTTAAACGAGCTTGGTGCGGCGATTGCTATTTTGTCTCGTACACAATCGGCCAGTCAATCGATGATCGGTCTCAATCAGATGCTCAATAGCCTGATTAAGCCTACTTTACAGGCAGCGGCAGAAGCCCGCAAGTGGAATATCGAACTTGGGGCTTCTGCGCTCCAAGCTAAGGGATTTACCGCAACGCTGCAAGAGCTGCACGATAAAGTAGGCGGTAACGTTGAAGCCCTCGAAAAGATGTTCGGTAATATTCGTGCCGGACGTGCTGTGCTGTCTCTTACCGGGCGGCAATTCGATAACTTCATGACTACCCTTAGGGAGTTTGAGCTTGGGGCCGGGACGGGTGAAGAGGCATTTACAAAGCAAATCGATACTGCCTATAAGGATTTGGTCAGGCTCCGGGCTCAAACCGAAAAGACGCTGATTCAGATCGGTTCCGACATCGAGCCGGTAACTCGATCGGTGTATGGGCTTGCGGAAGCTGTCATGAAGGGGTTCGGGGATACTAAGCCCCTTAGTCGTTACGCTACTTACATTTACATTGTAGTTACGGCACTTAGGGCCTTGAAAAAAGAGCTGTATGACATCCGGGCGGCTATTCATAATGTTGCAACGGGGGCTACGGGAGCCGCCTCTTCTGCGCAATCCGCGGCCGCATCCAGAAGCGGAGCACCAGCAGCTAATGCCGCAATAGCGGCCACAGCTAGGGACGCGGCGGTGAAGGCTGAAAGAACTTCCCTTAATCGTAAATTACAGTCTGCCCAGCGTGGGGTGCGTTCTTCGTTTAGAGGACTGTTGTCTGCCGGAGAAAAGGCACAAGTAGCTTCTGATAATCTTCTTGATGTGCAAAGGCAACGCAGACTTGCGCAAGAATCGAATGCATCTCTTAGAGAGCAAACAAGATTACGTAATCTTGAAAACAGATACACAAGAAGATTCATCACAACGCATGATCGCCTTGACGCCGCCACTAAGCGACTTGCGATTTCACGTAATCGCCTTACGCAGCTCAATCAACAGAAGGCTATGCTCGATTCCGGTGATCTGAATCAGTATACAAAAGCATACGGTGTTCGGTTTCCGCGTGATCCCAATTCAATGGCATCGCGTGTTGGGAGAAAATTCAGTGTAACCAATACACTGAGTGAAATTACAGGTACAGGAAGTCTGCTGTCTAAAATCGGAAACGGCATCTTTTCTGCTATTGCCGCGTGGTCTGTCGCAGACATCGGGTACAATATCGGAAAAGCGATAGCAGAAAGATTCAATTTTGCGGATTCGGGTTTCATTAAAAGCATTGTTAATGCGTTTTACGGAATTGATACCGATAAACAGGAAACAGAGAATGAGCAGCATAATGTAGCCGCACTGCGCAGACAGGCAAATACTCGGGTTGATAGCTTGAAAATGGCTAATGAGATTACAAGCTATGAAGCTGAAAATCTCAAAGCAGAAATAGCGATTGCAAAAACGAAAGAGCAGTTGCAGGAAACAATTTCAAGATTGAATAAATCTTACGGTGAGGAACTCGATCGCAGAACGGTGCGCACGCAATCTATTGAAAACGCGCAGAGGGGTTATCAGGATTCCTTAGAAGGCTTGGCTAGGTTCCAGCGGGAAACATTTGATGATAATGCGATTGTGGGGGCTCGCAGTACCGCTTTTTACTCCGCTATCGACAGGCTTGCTTCGGCTTATGACGTATCTCTGGCACAGAAGCGCAGTAGTCCTTATTCAAGGTTTTACAGCCTCACACCGGAAACGCAGAAAGAATTCAGTGACTATCCTCAATTAACAGCTGGACACCTTTCTGCTGTTAATAGATTTGTAGAGGCAGGGGGCGTTTCGTCTCAAATAGATACCATTAAACGAATGCTGGCAGACGCTACACGTTCCGGTGATTATTCAGAACTTAATAAACTTCTGAATGTACAGGATGTTGCCGCCTTACGCGATGCAGACATCGCTAAAGGTCTTAGCGATATCCAAACAAATATTCTGTTCAATGTGATCTCTTCACTGAATTCACAAATACAAAAAGTGAATTCGACTGAAACGGAAGCTGTGCGTACTCAGAGATTCAGGGAAGCGCAACGTAAAGTGGCGAGCGCCCTGTCTAATCTTATCGGCGTGAATCTTAATTTTTACATCAAAGATTTGGAGAAAGCCCACAAACTAAATAAAGAGTACGCCGGGGAATCTCGCGCCCGCTACCTGTTGCAGAATCGAGACGTAAGCAGGGTTGAAGACCTGACTTCAAGACTTGAATACGAATCTGAAATGATGACAAGACACGAAGAATTTCTGTCTGCCATCGTTACCGCCTACGACAAGGTTAAAGACAGATTGGAGGCTAGTGCGCGGGATAAAGTTGTTGGTGTAATCGACAACGCGGGCAAGCAGCTTGCAGCCGCACGCGAAAAAGTTCAAAAAGCATCCTCTGTGTATATTGAGTCTGTCGTCGAGGACATTACAGCATATGCGGAGCAGCAGTTCTACCGTACAGGGCTTGATACTTCCCGTGTATCTTACACACTGCTGATTGCCCGGCAAAACATGCAGAAAACTGTCCTTGATGGCTTGCAAGATGAAATCAATTACGTTGAAGAACAGTTGTCAAAAGGGGTGCGGGGATCACAAGCTTCCATCTTGCAGCGACAGCTTCGAGAGCTCATAAAGCAGCGCAATACTGCGTCTGAAAAGTATTTTAATGCTATCAATGAGGCAGAAGAATATCGACTTCAACAGCTTGAAAAAGAACAGAATGCCGGATTGATTTCGGGATCGGCATACGAGGCCGGTGTCCGGCAAGTATACAGTGGGCGGGTTTCCAGAGCGAATCAGGAAGTTGCGCAATTCGAACAGCGGTATCGCGAATCTCCCACCGTTGAATCGTTTTTCCGACTGCAACAGGCGACAGAGAATTTAAAGAATGCTCAAATTGATGCCGTCCTCGCAACTAAGGGTTTTGGGGCCGCGCAGCGTGAAGTACAAAATGCCATGCTGAACCAGATACAGCAATTTGCCTCTAACAAGGACGCTAAGGGCCGCTTAACGCAAGACGCACTTTACCATAGCCTGAACCTTATGACGCGCCTGATGGGGCCGCGGGCTTCATTTGCGTTAGCACAGCCGCCGTCCGTGGAAACCAGAGGCATCCCAAACTACAAGAATGCTCAATCGGCGCAGACTGCGGTGGCCCGCACTCTTGATGCTTATGTCAGGTCTCAGGAATACGCGCAGGCGTCTACCGGTAAGACAGTTCTTGATATTTATAACTTTATGAAAACAAACAACACGATTGTAGTTAAGGGGCAATAAGATGCTTGTAAGCTTAAAAGGGTCTCCCGCTATAAATATTGACCAAGAAGGTTTCATGTCGATCACAACTACTTGGATGTTGATTGATGATGAAAGCGACAATGTTTTTGCCAAATGGCTGGCGTTTCAGAATGAGGTCGAAGAGTGGGCAGGCAATATCGGAGACCCGTACAAACGGCCGATCCAGCAGAATGATGGAAGAGAAGCGTTTGAATTTGAAGAAGATGATGCGTTCATCTGCCAGTCAATCGACATTGTGTGCGTTGACGGTAGAACCCATTACGAGGTGACATTCACTAATGCGCAGAATCTTTCCGTTATGCGGCAAGTCGGGAACGTATCGGTTGAAGTCACAAATAATAATGAGATTACAAAATCGATTTCTTATCAGATCGACATCAAAAGCGATTCTCCACTTGAGATCGATAAATATCTGATCGAAAGCGGTACTACCGTAACGTGGGCCGGATCGTCTTTTCTGATGGAGAATTCCAGTTACCAAGCTCAGACAAAGACAAGGTACTTGATTACGTTTACAGCCAAAGATATGGCTAAGATGATGATCGGAAACCCTGCCGAGACTGTGGATGCCTTCGGGCAGAGAACGCGCACTGCTGTATGGCGTTATTCAAACTCGGTCTATGAATCATGGATTAAGCCTGAGATCGGCTCTGACGCTTCCGAGTACATCGGTCTCCCTGCGAACTCAGGATTTCTTATCAATAACATCAACGTGTCGGCAGAGGGTGTTCTCGGGTATAATATCACGTTTGAAGCCCGTCACGTCTCACTGCGGCATGTGCGTACAGATAAGCGGACGTACAAAGATGGAAAAGAGATCAATACTACAAATACGATCATCTATCAGAGTACGGAAGAACTGAAAGATTCATTTGACGGCCTTGTCGGGCAGGAAGCACTTGAATTAGGACTTCCCGGAAGCACAATCAGCGAAGTTTCCGTAAATACAGTTGCTCACGGTGAGCATGAATTGAACATCGTCACTGACGACTACCCGGATCAGCAGGAACTTGAAGATCAAATCGGTATCTCAATGAGCAGTACTGAGATCGTTATTGAACCTTTGTGGTGCGGGTGGGCTATGGGTGCTTCCGGTGTAGACTACTACATTATTAACTTTCCTCCTACAACCACTTTTACCTATCAGCAGAGTATTCAGACATTTATCAATATGTCATCTGAGACAAGCAATGCCGTTCAAGGGTGGACAGAGAGTGCCATTATAGCTGCCGTTAAGGGCAATAAAAAAATCGGGTATGATACGATTATCTACCCGATAGGTCAGTACACGGATGATAGCGGGGCAATTGTAACTGGTAGGATTCCTAAAAATAAGTACGATTCGATTAAGGAAGGTGATATTACCGACTTGGTGATGTCGGGGTATGTGTACGCGCAGCCGTCATGGACTACTAAAGAAGATTGGCCACAGGATGGAAACAGTATTAGAAATATCTATTTCATGCCGTGGAAGTGCTTGGAAGTATCTCCTATTGTACTTGAAAGGTCTCATAAAACAAATTATCCGCAATGGGATGGCAGAGATCGGTTTTGGGATAAAAGTTACATCGACAAAAAAATTCCAATGTTTGAGTGCAGTGTGAGCTTGTATTATCGGGGAAATGCGCGTACTATACTTAGACGTTCATTTTCCACATACTATAAAAATGCGATAAAGTATGTCAAATCGAGTAAATTTACAAGCTATAAGGGTACGAATATCAGCCTTAACGAGACGGTTGACCGCTACAATGAAACGTGGACAAATGTCACGTGTACTATTCAGGCGCTCACTATGCTGTACTGGAATCCTAAGTACGATAATTCGTATGTTGAGGACTAAATATGGAACTTAAATGGTTTAGACCAACTACCTACACACAAGGATTAGGTCATGTTTTGGGCATGATCTACAAAGAGCTTGTGGCTCTGCAACCTGTCGATTCAACAGATGTCACGTGGCGCAGAACTTCAACCGGAATTCAGGCTTATGTAAAACCGAAACCCGCGTCATCGACTGGCGTTGCTTCTTCTTTGCCGCAAACGGAAACCCCTAAAGCTGCCGCGGCAGGGGAGAAATATCAGTTTACGATTACAACTGAAATCCGTGAAGTTGAAAATGAAGATGGCACAAAGTCGAATGTTCCGTTTGTTGTAGTTGTTGACGCGAATGATCCAAAGTCAGGAACTTCCGGAAGGTGCCGATTCGGTAATGGTGATCTGTTCTACGTGTCATCGTATACACTGTCAAAAACTTCAGGAACTCGCTACGTGTTTTTGGTGATGGATGTTACACAAACTCCTGCCGTATACGTTTTGGAGAATAGTACATCCTATGTCAGAGGCGTTAATGGGAGTGTAATCCAGATAGGGTATTACACGTGGGATGAGAGTACAAAAACACTCAAAGCTACACAGCTTCTAAAGCAAAACACCCCTGTTGATATCGGCCCTACATATATTGGGCCGTGGTGTACCCTTCCGGCACAGCCAGCCGTATCCAGTGATGGCGTTGCATATAAGTATGCTTATTTGATTAACCCTAAAGGGTCTATAACTGTAAGTTCGGGTGAGTATACCGTTAATGGACAAATAGGGGGTGTAGCTTCCAGTTCAGCTGTCTTTTTTAGTAATGATTCGGGGTACTTTCCTGCGTATGTAGGTTGGAAAGCTCCGCAGTATGCCCCAAGACCTGGGTGGTCAGGCAGCTACATCCAAATCGAATCATCATCTTTGGTTATATCTAGTTCATATGATGACTTACAGAATTCATACGATGCCGTGATGCCAATCACTGGTAATGCCTCGGGTGTTATAGACGTGAAATGGATAAGTACAACAGTTGATACCATTCAACGTGTGTTGTTTGACGCATCATTCATAGAGAGTTAAGTATGCTTGTAAACATGACAAAGCGTGGGTCGTTAGCGGCGTGTGGGTATGGGGGCGCTCTTGTGCCTCGTCGTAAGCTGACGTCCGGTTACTTATCACCCTTAGTATCTTACACTACGGGTGCGAGTGGGTATGCACTTTCTCTAGCTAAGGGATTTCCAAGAGCTGGATTATCTGGTATTGAAGAAATAGGCACAGTTAACTGTATCGGCTATAAAGTATACGTGGATCATGGAAAAACCAAAAGCGGTGATGGTTTATCTTGGGAAACTGCTTATGCCAACTTGAATGATCTCTTAAATGATCCATTACTCTACTATACATGTGCAAGCCAAAGGCAGGTAGTACATGCGTATGTGCGGGGTGAAGTCACCTACCCTATATACGCCACCTCACTCGGTGCTCGGAGTGGCGTGCTTAGCTATGACGGTTACTTAGTTATACATGATTGTACTTTTTACTACGATTTACGACTGGATAGCGCTTTTTTATGCGCTACGTATGGCGCCAAACTTCTTTCCTGCATCTCAGTTAGTGGTTTGGTGTTCCATTCTTGCAGTTTTACAGTGATCCAGCCTGATGGTGTAAATGGCACAGATGGTGTGGCCAATGAAAGTGGTACATCAGGTACACGGGGAGGTAACGGGGGGGATTCGCGTACTAGAGGTATATACTTAGGGGAAACAGAATCCGATGACGCTGTTATGTATAGTAATGAAGTATCATTAGTATATGGAGATTGTGCCTATTTCTATGAGTGTACATTCAATTTTACTTGTGGTAATGGGGGCCACGGGGGTAAAGGAGCAACTGCGTACACCGCCACCGAGAGTGTAGGAGGGCGCGGCGGCACTGGCGGGAATGGTGGCCAAATACATATAATGAAATCCGGTGGCGCTTGTGCATTATACAATTGTTTGTACACTATAACTGTTGGTAGTGGTGGCAATGGAGGTGATGGGGGTGATGGTTACGCAGCGGGAAACGGAGGGCAGTCATCCGCTAAATACTCAATTGTAATTATACCTTATGGCACTACAAAATTTACATCAAAAGCTTTTGGGTGTACATTTACAGTAAACATAGTACCCACGCAACACGGTGGGAGTGGGGGAAAAGGCGTAGTAGTAGGTGGAAATCATGGGGAATGGGGAGGGAATGGCGGTAGTTGCAGTGTTACTTTAGAAATTAAGGCTTACGGTAATGTAAATGAGTGCACGTTTACAGTACTGCAAGATTTGGCACAGTGTTCTGGTGGGGAAGGCGGGGAGCACACCTACACACAGGATAACGGAACTACTATCGACGCCGCAGGCGATAGCGGCAGCATGCAAAGCTCTCTCACGTTTACAGGGGGGCGTATAAAAAATAGCCATATCCAATTAAATGTACAACATAATGGGCGAGGCGGGGATTTGAAGGAGTGCAAAGCATACGTGCATTTAGACGCTGCGTTCGCTACCACTATTGGTATGCATAATACGTGTAACTACACACCGCTCACTCGCATACGTAATTCCGCTTTTGTGTTGTATGTACCTAACTTTAGCATTACGATTCCTCAGGCAAGTAATGTTGATGTCGCAATTACACAAGGAAATATCGATCAACTACCTGATGGGGTAAGGCAAGATAAGTATGTAGATGATGATGGTGCAGTGTCTTATGCCTATCAGAAAGGTGGGTGCATATCGGGAAGTAACTGGATTAGTGTGTCAGCGTCTAAATATGCGACAGCGCTTAGTGCTACCCAAGATTATGGGCTTTCAGTTACAGTACAAAAACCGGGAGGTGTGACTTGCGGCTACCCAAGTGGCGGTATCGACGGCAACGCGTTTGGTTACGTCGTTCATGGTAGAGATGGCCGCGCTAGCTGGAATAATGTAGTAAGTAGAGGTGGAGACGGTAGTGCTGCATTTACATGGATGAACTGGTCAGCGCCAGCCGGAACATTTGGACACGGAAGTGTAGATGACCCGTCATATGACGGTAGTTTACTTACGTTTACAGGAAAAGACTATAATTCTGATATTGTAGATATATCCTTTGTTTAGTGATTGAAATTTGAAAGTATCGGAGTATATTATGCTAAAACGAGGTGACATATATGCAAAAGACCCTTACATACATTGACATAAATACGCGCGCTCAGGTGTATGCAGACGGGGCTTTTGTCACGAAATCCTCTGACTATATCAATATTGAGCGCGGCCAGTGGCAAATTCTGTGCATTCAGTTCGGTGAGCGTCAGATGGACGAAGCTGGAGCTGTTACATTCACTCCGATTTCATTCGCAGCAGATACTTCATTTGTGTTTGTCGCTGATAACAACTTTGATGATGACGACTACTTGATGGCAAAATCTCTCCAGTCTGTCACTCCGTTTGACGAAGCAGACCCCACTTCCAACATGTTCAATATCGAAGGCGACTGGATTGACGGCGGGACAGCGGATTTTGCATCCGGACAACTTTCTATAAGGATAAATTCCGATACCGTTAAGTTTAAAGAAGTTACAACGGACAAAGTAAGCATCAATACGGGCGTATACATCAATGTCAAGCAGTATATGCAAGGACTGTCGAACCCGTCCACAATCGCATGGATACCGTTTATCGCAAAGAATACAATCCGTGATTGGAGCTCCGCACAAGTAATTCCACCTACCGGCACGGAAGCGATTGCGTTTATCAATGCTTATTTTCGTAATCCGCTTGAGCGGCAGTGGAGTGAAGATGGTATTACATGGTTTGATTCTCAATCTGAGGATCATGATAACTACTACCGTGAAAGAATTGCCAATATCGGGGCTGATTGGAGCTCCGGGTACGCCGTCGCACGTGGATTTACATACACCCCCAGTGTAAGTTCTGACGGTGTTATTTCGTGGATAAACGATGGGGACTTGCCTAATCCTACACCTATCAACATCAAGGGTGATCCGGGCAACGGGCTGGCATTCGACGCTTCGGGGCCGGTTTCGGAACGGGCGCAGTATGATGCGGAGGCAAAGGGTTTCGTTTTTTTCGCCACTGACGAGGGGAATTTCTACGTCAAGAACTCGGCGACGTCGGCGGACTGGTCGGCGGCGATCCCGTTGCGCGGAGCGACGGGTCCCGCGGTGATCGCGGACCCGGTGACGGAGATGG